GATACCGTGGAGTGCTCCAAGAGGGGGAATAAATGAGCACCTAGGCGTTCCACCAATTCCGGGCCGTTAACTCAGTGGTAAGAGTAGTCGACTCATAATCGATTAGTCGCTTGTTCGATTCAAGCACGGCCTACCAAAACCGCTGATACGACGGACTCGTATTAATTTTCTTAAAGGACTTAAATGCTCCAATTAATCACCCAGGGTATGGGTGTGTGGAAGAAAAAGCAAATCGATAAGAAGAACAAAGCTTCTCGCACCACTTCCAATCGTGCGAAGTTGTATGTTCCTGAGCCTCCTGTTGGTGGCTGGCCTGCTTTTACCGGCCACAATTACGCATCATTCGGTGTTCGTCGTTCTGCAAAGTAAAAGGAAATAAGATGCCTTTTTTCTGGAAGCACGTCAATGGTAATGTCTACGACGTGTGGGTTGGTACTGGTTGGGATCAATGGTCTCGCATTCGCGTCGGCCGTCAATTCTCCAACGTGATTGGTGGTAATCGTCTCGCCCTCGGTGTGATGAAGGACGTTCTTAATTCTATTAACGCCTAAATGAACTTCAAGCCGTTCAACATTCACCATTTCAGCAATGGTAATGTTGCCCATAAACTCAAGTATCGTGGTTTTACTGCAATCGTTTCCCCTGGGAAGGGTGAACGGAATGTAGATGTTCGAATGGTATTCTGCTCCAAGCAGGATATGTATTGTCGCAAGACGGGAGTCATGGCGGCAAATGATAGCGAGTCTGCAGGCGTGGTGTTCTCTTGCAACGCCCGTGACATGCTGTATGAGATCGAGGATCGTGCTGACCAATACAAGTGCGAAAAGGTCGATCATAACGGCGTGAACATCCTGGACAAGCAATTCCTCTACAAATATCTTTTCTAAATGACCAAGGAACAGGCAGCCGCTGCAGCGGCTGTCATGCTTGCCTTTTCTAAAGGTAAGCAAATTCAAAGTAAATGGAAGTTGGATTCTATTTGGGAAGACAATCCAGATCCCATATGGGACTGGCGCTATGCAGAGTATAGGATTAAGCCTAAGATTGTAAAATACAGAACTGGTCTTTTTGGTGCCGAGATGCAGCACGAGACGCACTGGGTGAATTCATATATTGATACTAACACAGCTTATGCGGCAGAAAGAAGCCTATTCTTTGTTAGATGGCTGACTGATTGGATTGAAGTAGAAGCCTGACGTGGAAAGTAAGAGAATCAATCGGAAGGGTGAAACAATCCCTTCCATCACCAACTACACCGATCTTTATTCTGGTACTCCATGGAATGGAGGTAGTTCCGGTGGTGGTTATACCGGACCAGTAAATCGTCGTGCTCTAGCCTGTGCTTACGGCTGTGAAGATGGCGATATGGACGATGAAGTAGGCTACGAGGCATGGAATGCCCAGATTGAACGCCAGCGGAAACTGAGGGAGGAAAGGGAGCGTAATGCTTCTGTTCTGTCTCGGCAAACTAGTCTCGGTGATAAGACTACTGCGGCGATTCTTCGACAAGCCAAAACGCAACATGACCTGAATCTCTATTTGGTGCAGAACAATCGTTTTGCCATTGGGGATAAGGTTACATACCAAGCGATTGCTCCTGATTCTCCTGACCTGGCTTACAGCAGTATGGGGATTATTATTGCAGTCGAGCGGGATGTTGAAAAAGTCATCTGGCCTGATTGGACTGATTTGCCACAGCCTTATCTGATTCTCTCGTTCCATCCATGGGCATGGGCGCAAAAACATGCTGATTGGAGTGGAGCTAAGTATCAGGCTCGCTGGACTAGCGTGAGGTATCATCGACACTTAACAGCCAACGAACATACAAAGTTCTTCAAAGATAATGTACAGTTATCGGATTATATCGGACAGGCAAAAGACGCCCTTAAAGCCGGCCTCGTCGAAATCCAAAACAGAACTTAAAGAGTTTGGACTGCAGAAGCAGCTCAAGCACTTAGCTCTGCGACAATGGGATCGAGTTCGATTGAAGGGCAACAATAAGATTCACGGTACAATCATTAACATCGAGAAAGACGTTAATAAGATTAAATGGCAGGGAACTAGAGCACTGTTTATTGAAGTCCTATGGGATAACAATCAGCAAGTGTGTTATGCTCCTGGTCAATTGAAAAAGATTAGCACATGAACAGATATGGAATTGTTGTCTATCCCAATCAAGGGTTAGAACAACATTATCCCGGCCTGCATTCTGGTGACGGCATCTATGCTCTGGCTGGATATGATGATAATGACATTCGAACTCGCGCTGATTTCCCGGTTGCTGTGTTTTTCCAGACCGCAGCGATTCGAGATAGAGAAATGGAAATGTTGGTTCAACGGGAACCGAATGTGATGTTCTGCCCCGTGGAAATCACTATGGGTTTCAAGACCCAACCTAACCCCAAAGCAACTCAATTTGAGTTCAGTGAGAAAGGAATTTTGCCGGTATGAAGAAGTTAGTTTCGGCCATCTATGATGATTGGTATCCGTTTTACGAGATTCTCCCCAAAGAGGCAAAGCACTGTGATGCAAATGAAGTCCTAAAGGTATCTGCTGATCCTACTGATCTTGATACTGACAGCGTACTTCTTTTGTGGGGTGGTGGTGACATTTCTCCATCTCTCTACAATGCGGCCCCTAGTCGTCGTGGATATGGCTCTGTGGAACCTAACCGCCGTGACCGGATTGAGTGGGCCTTGCTTCAAAGGGCAATTGAGATTGGCATTCCTATTGTTGGTGTGTGCCGTGGGGCTCAGATGCTTTGCGCCGCTGCTGGTGGGAAGCTGATCCAACATCTGGATAATCATGCCGGGGCTAATCATGAGATCATCACTGTTGATGGTGAGGTCATGCAAGTTAATAGCTTGCATCACCAGATGATGTATCCATGGGAGGTCGATCATCGTCTGCTGGCATGGTCTAAGGAAAAGTTGAGTAATGAATATCATGATGAGGATAAAATTCTCAATGAGATTCCTTGTGAGCCTGAGCTGGTAGTGTTTCCAAAGATCAAGGGTATTGCAGCGCAATGGCATCCTGAAGCCATGCATTCAACTACTCCCGCTAGTCAATATCTCCTTAAGACTATTAAAGAGGTTATGGATGGCTCAATTTAATGCGTATAGTTCTGTGTTTTGTGCAGGATCGTGCGCTACCAACGCAGGCTCCTCCAATCCACCCGGAGTTGGGATTCGATTCGATAGAGCTTATCTAGACTCTGAAGAGGATAGTCTATATTATAAAAATATCACTGTTCCCACTAGTCGTGGTGACATCTATCTGAAGCTTCGGTATGGAAAGTCTGAGGGAACACCCATTCGTAAAGTTCAAGATAATGACCAATATAATTGGGTTGTCCCAAAAGATATTGAACATTATTCAATGAGGGAATTAGTTAGCTCTAAGGATTTAACTAATCTAGCAACTGTCTGTATCGGTTTATACGTAGATCATTCAGAGACATATAGAAAGTATGTTGAGAATTCTACTAGTCCAGCCGATAAAAAGATGTATGAGGAGTATTTAAATGTGTACATTAGACAAAAAGAATTTTTGGAATCTCCTGCCGTAACAGATAAGCTCATTTTCAAGAGTGAGCCGTTCCATAACTCTGTTCATTATTCTCGGGCAAAGCCCCTCTGTGTTCTCTATATTTTTGACAAGGAAGCAAAGAAATGAAGTTCAAGCTTGGTTGTGACCCTGAGATTTTCTGTCTCAACGATAACAACGAATATAAGTCTGCCATCGGTACTTTTGGTGGATCGAAGGAAATGCCTCTGAAGCTGGAAGCCATTGGTGAGGGCTTTGCGGTGCAAGAGGATAACGTCTCTCTGGAATTCAATATTCCTCCGTCGGCTACCTCCGAAGAGTTCAATAAGAACATTAATGCGGTGGTGAACTATCTTGCCAATGTGGCGAAGGACGCCTTCGGCCTTCATTTCAGCAAGGAATCTGGAGTTTACTTCCCGGTAGAAGAGCTGATGGATCCGCGTGCTATGGAATTCGGCTGTGATCCGGATTACAACGGCTGGACTGGTAAGAAGAATCCGCGTCCTGAAGCTGGCTCTCCGAGACTTCGTTCTGCTGGTGGTCATGTCCATGTTGGCTTGGAAGCCAAGTTGAATATGAAAGAAAAGATGCGGATCTGTAGGTTGATGGATTTGCATCTTGGTATTCCGTCTGTCCTAATGGATGATGGTACGGTTCGGAAGCAACTGTATGGTAAGGCTGGAGCTATGCGCTTTAAGTCTTATGGTCTGGAATATCGCACTCTCTCGAACTTTTGGGTGTTCTCGGACAACCTGAATAAGTGGGTGTGGAATTCCACCGAACGTGCTCTGAATGATTTCCAGAATGGTCGTGATGTTCTGGAACTGGAACAACTGATTACCTCTACCATTAATGATAATAACGTTCGCGTTGCGTCGGAAATGGTTGCGGAACATGGGTTGCTGACTGCCTAAATGATTGAACAGATTACTGCTGGAAACTCTCACGAACTTGATCGCAGATATCGAGATACCTACGGCTTCCTTCGCAAGAAGTCTGGTGATCGGCTGCTGATCCATGTCCGTGCAGTTGGCAATCAATATACCTTGGTTAGAGATTTTAAAGGAAACGATTACCAATTAAACAGTGATACTGGTTGTGAGCTTGAGTTTACTCAGGTTCCTAGCCAATGGTTCCAGCCTAGTCCTAAAACTCTGGTGTATGTGTGTCGCCGTGCAGAACGGCAATGGAAGCGCGGTATTTGCCAAGCCAATACTTTGCTGCGTAGCCCGAGAAAAAGTGGCCGCGAGTTAATGTCTGTCGATGTGACTCCGCAACGTATTGCTGCCTTATTTCATCCGGAAGATGACACTAATGCGTTCCATCAAGCTACATATGAGATAAATTGTGGTCTTTGGTCGAAGTATTTCGCATGGGCAGAAGATACTGTGTGGGCCCGTGATAATCCGATCGGAAAGGTCGATCACAAAGCCAAGACTGTGATTCTGGATGATCCTGAATTGTTCTCTCAGGAAATTAGAGACGCTTTGGTGAGAAGTAACAGCGAATATAAGGTTATTAATGTCTAACGAAATCTTACAAGAATACCTCGGGCTTCGTGCTCCGAAACCGTATTCCAAAACGAAGACACTGCTTGGAGTGGATCCTAATCTTCTCTATGGTGTTGAGCTAGAGATTGAGGGGTTAGTGAACGATCGCCATTCCTACTGCGTTGCAGGTGTGCAAGACCACGAAGATGGTAGTCTTAGGAATAATGGCGGCGAGTTTGTGACTCTCCCGATGAACTATGCCAACCTGGAAATTGTTTTGAACGAATTCTTTGGCAAGAATCAGTTCACCAAGGACAATTACTCTGAGCGGTGCAGCGTTCATGTGCATGCTAACTGTCAGGACCTGACTCTTAATCAGATTCGTCTGATTGTTAGTGTGTATCAAGTGTTGGAGAAGGTTCTCTTTAATTTCATTAAGGATGGCCGAGATGAAAATATCTTCTGTGTGCCGATTAGTGAAACTATCATTGGTAGTCAGATCATGTCGTCCGCTACGGAACTTATCCAAACTGCTAATCGCAAATGGCGTAAGTATACGGCTCTAAATCTGATTCCTCTGTACTCCCTGGGTACTCTGGAATTCCGACACATGGCTGGCACCAATGACGTGAACAGAATTCTCCAGTGGTGTGATATCATTGGTTCTCTGTTCAAGTATGCTAGGGAAAATCAATTCGATGATGTTATCAAATATATCAAAGGATTGAATACTTCCTCGGCATATGGCACGTTCATGCAAACCATCTTCCCTGGGTATCTTTACGATATCTTGGCTATCGGTAATTTCCGAGAGTATCTGGAAGAGGGTGTTATCAACATGAAATGCATGTTGATGAACAAGCCGAAGAATTTTAAATACGTACCAGAGCCCCGTCCTGATGGATGGCGCATTGAGTTTAATGATCTGGTTGAGGAAGATGTTCCTCGTGCTGAGGATGCTCCTCTGAGAGCTATGGCGCAACAAGTAGCGGCGCAAGCTGTGCCTCAAGATCAAGAAGTTAGAATCCATGATCCTCGTTTACCTTTAGAAAATCCTGGTTTAACTGCTCATGAGCAACGTAGGTTAGATGAGACTAATACTGCCTACTTGAGAATGTTTAACAGAATTATGACTCCGCGTGAAACCGCTGCTTTCTTGGCTCAAGTTAGAGCACAAGCTGCCGCTGCTCAACCCGTCCCTGGCGCCCTCGCTCGCGATGTTCGTCGTCGTAATCAAATCTAATTAAGGAAATTAATTAATGTGTGGTATTCTCGGTTATATCTGTAACCGTCGTCATGGCTTTAATCAAAATGAAGTTAAAGCCATTCATGATCTGATGTACATTACTTCTCTCCGTGGAACAGACAGTACTGGTCTATTCTATGTGAATAACTCTGGAGATATCCAGATTCACAAGGAGACTGGTGAATCTTCTAAGTTCCTAAAAACCAAGGAATGGGAAGCTACTGATCGTGAGTTGTTCCGTTCTGGTCAACTGATTGTCGGTCACTGCCGTGCCAAGACTCGTGGAGATAACACAGATCAGAATGCCCATCCGTTTGTGGTGGACAATAAGATTGTGTTGGTTCACAATGGCAGTATGTATGGCGACCATAAGCAACTGGCTAATACGGAAGTGGACAGCCACGCCATCGCGCACGTTCTGGCAGAAGAGCCTGATATCGAAAAAGCACTTACTAGAATTAATGCTGCATATGCTCTGGTCTGGTACAACAACGAAACCAGGACTCTGCATGCTATCCGTAACAAGGATCGGCCGCTATGGTTTGCTGCAATGGAAGATGGAAGTATGTTGTTCTCTAGTGAGCAAGCGTTCATCTATACCACTGCTTGGCGCAATGGTTTGAAGATCCAAAAGGGCTATCCTGAAATGCTTGAAGAGCATCGTCTCTTCACGTTCTATATGGATGATCTGAATAGAGAATATGAATATAAGGATCTCAACTGCAAGTATGTTTACACTCCTGCTCCGAAGAAAGAGGAACCCAAGGAGCATCCTAAAAGTGGACAGACTCTTCACGACCGACGGCAAGCTCTGGCCTTACCCATGAGTTCTAGTGGCCGGCCTAAGTCTCTCGTAGAGATTGCAGAAGAGAATGGTCTCTGTGGTCGGGTTGTCACCTATCCGGGTAATCAAGCCTGGAGAGAGCATGCCCGGCCTAACACCAAGGTGATGGTTGAAGCTACTGACTATAAATTGATTAATGAAGCTGCAAAGCTTTATTATATTTATGGTGAACTCATCAGCACTGATTCTGAAATCAACGGTTTTGGTTGCGGATGGGAAATTATTTGCAATAACGAAGAAGAAGTGGTACAATATGTTACTCGTGGATTCTTCCAAGGGGAAGTGGAATATGGTATGCAACGAGGTATCGATCTGCGTCCTGGAGATCGAGTGACCAGTCTCTTTAAGCTTATTAAAGTGAACGCTGTTCCTGTTGATGCGGTGATGCAATGACCTTATATATTGTAGTGAATCCGGTTGGTTCCAAGTTCGCCAAGGCTATCCAAGGTGAATTGAAGCAATTGACTAATGAAAAAGTATTTCGTCGTCTTACTCCCAAGCCCCGTAGGAATAACTTCCTGGTAACTCCTCATGTCCTCAACAAAATCGAGCAATTCCAACGATTCAAACGAGACAACGTTAGCTGTCCTGCATTCACAACTGACGTTACTCAACTCGCAAATCTCGAAAGTAAGACAGTGTTCGCAAGGACATTGGTTAACAGCACTAATGGCCGAGGCATTGTTGAGTTCGAGTTTGGAGAAGGTGAAGCTCCTAGAGCACCGTTATACACTGCTTACGTCCCTAAGAAAGCAGAATACCGAGTCCATGTGTTCGGAGATGAAGTAATCGATATCCAGCAGAAGAGAAAAAAGCGTGGCCATGAAAGTGAGAGGGACACGAGAATCCGTAATGTCCAAAACGGATATGTCTACTGTAGAGAGGGAATTACTCCCCCCACAGGAATTGACACCCTTGCAATCAGTGCTGTTAAAGCATGTTCCTATCAGTATGGCGCGGTGGATATTATCTTCAACGAGAAGAGAAATCAGTGTTACGTCCTCGAAGTCAATTCGCGGCCGGGTCTGATGGGAACCACTCTTCGGAAGTATGCAGAGGCTATGAAGAGAATGTTTAACATGAGGAATAAGTAATGGCTTATAACTATAATACGATTAATAATTTAGCTGCAATGGCTGGAGCTTATATAAACGCCAACATGCAGAATCAGGGATTGAATTCGGGGCAGGCTTCTAGTCAAAAGGCCAAACCTCCCGAAGTGAGGCGTAAGGAAACACCGAAGAAGTTTCTCTATGCTGAAAAGACTAGAGCTAGTGGAAGCTGTGGGGTTGGAATTATCCATTCTTTCAGAAAGCTAGATCATGCTGAGTATTTCTCAACGTATGGGAATTCCCTAGATGATCTTCACAACACCAACATGGGTGGCTGTGGTTTTCTATTGGCAGCATTCATTGATACTGACGAATGCAAGGAAATGTATTTGAAGCTGAAGGGTCAGTTTCCTATCCTCTATCAGAGTGATATCAGATTCAACCTTAATAGCCATAATAATTTCTTCTTCTGTATTTTCGACACTGGTGAACGTGAGCCTAAGTTCGAAGAATGGCAACGGAATACTCTTGCCGATGGTTCTGCTGGTTTCAAGAATGGATTGGAGTGGTAATGCGGTGTAGTTGTTGTGATAGGGCATTAAGTGATTACGAAAGTACACTTAAGCATGCCAAGACTGAGAGGTATCTAGATACCTGCACCAAGTGCCTGGAAGATACTGGTATTCCTGTCAAGGGGCGTAAAGATCTACTCCCCAAGAATGTTGAAGATGATGTTGATGATTTCATTCGAGAACTGAAGTTTTAATTATGTTAAAAGATTATTATTCCTGGGAACAGGGCGATAGAAAGTATCATAATACTCCTAGTGGAGAACAATTTTCTGCCTGCTGTGGGTCTAAGTATGTGACTACTGCTCCTAGAAAGTGGAAGAATCAATATGGTGAGGGTGTTTCTGAAGGCATTAATATTGATCCAGTGAAGAGAAACACTATGGGAATTCTTCTAGTCGATGGTATCGTTGGCACTGCAGGCAAGCATGGTAAGACTTCTGTTCACCATGTGAAGACCAAGAATGGGGATATTACTATCAGCATCAAGGAGGTTTGGTAATGTTAGTTAATCTGAGAATGGGTGATGCTGTTAGTTATGACCATGTAAAACAAGAGTATGTTCCTTCTAAAGAGTTAAAGAAAGAACATACTTATATAGTAATTGCAGGCCTTCACAACAATCTTCAATTAAATATTCTTAAAAAGAATAATAAAATTAATGTGCTGTTCAAAGGTCCTGTTGCTGTGAATAAAAGACCAGGGCATGGCCGTGATCCCCGTAATACCATTATGGTGTTTGAACTCAAGGAATAATGTTTAGTCATTATGAGCCCTGTCCAGAATGTAGAGCACGTGGTAAAGACTCCCGTGGTGACAACCTTGGTATGTATCGTGATGGCGGTGGCCATTGTTGGAGCTGCGGTTATCACGTTCATCCACCACTGAGTAATCGATGGGAGAAGAAGGTCGATCATGACAAAGAGTCGAAAGTAAAGAGGATACTTCCAGATGACTTTACGTGGGACGTTCCAGCAAGATGTTGGGAATGGTTACTACAATACGGTCTCCCCTACGACTACTGGAAACCAATTGTTGGCTGGTCAGAGAAGTATCAACGGTTGGTTTTCAGGGTTGGGATTCCCTTGCAATTCTCATGTGGACGACGAATGGGGGAATTGTCCGGCGATGCCGGAACACTTTCGACTTCTGTATCACCAAGAAAGTGGCATGTCTGGGGAGATAGTCATGGAACCGTGGAAGTGGTTGGAAATGGGGGTGACTCTTGCATATTGGTGGAGGATCTCCTTAGCGCGCATAAGGCAGGACAAGTAACTCAGACAATATGTTTATTCGGTACTAGAATATACCCAATGCATATTAAGTATCTCCGAGATAATAATAAGCCGATTATATTATGGCTGGATAAAGATCAAGGAGATACTATGCCTCAGAAATCTAATAACTTATCTATTTTAACCGGATTACCAGTTAATTATATTATTAGCGACAGGGATCCAAAGGAGTATAATAATGCGGAAATTAATCAGTATCTCAGCAGTATTAATTAGTATCGGAGCCATCCTTGGGGGTGGCTACTGGCTCGGAAACACTGCATACGAAGATGGAATCTCAGCTGGAATCAATGCTGTGGTGAACGAATGTGCCAAACATGACGAAGAACCGATGGTCGTTTATAACGGCAAATCCGGGGCTGTAATGGTCTGCCAGGGGGGACACCTTACCGAACCCGATTTAGGCCCGAAAAAGGCCCTTCCTGAGCCTCCTAGCGGTACTGCCGGGGAGCCAGAACATCGCAGATCCTTTGAGGATCAACCTCCTCCACAGAATATTTAACTTTTTTTCAGGCAGGGTATTGACAAATGTGGTTACTTGGTGTTATAATTTTATGTATTGTTTTATGGATATCATCTGATGATGATGATGATTGGAGACCTCCTCACGCGTATGCGTAATACATTATAATTATATATATAAGAATATATATATATATATATATATATAATAAAGGAATAATATTATAGATAATAAAGATAATAGTAATTCTTTATATATTCCAGAGATTAGTTTATTATCCTTACTCTTAAGTAAGGATAATTATTATAATTATATTAGTCTCATTAATATTAATACTATTAAAGAGAATAATAGAGAATTATTTCATATTTATAAAGCTTTAGAAGAATTACATAATAAATCTCAGGGAGATATTACTCTTCCGGATTTACTTGCCTATTTTTGGGTATTATATCCTACAGCAGATCACAGTATCTACGATGACTTGTTCGTTAGAATACGAAAAGTATCTCTGTCTGCTGAAGCAGGATTAACTATCCTGAAGGATATTGAGCAGCGGCAAGCCGCATTAAAGCTCTCGGAAATTTCCTACAGAGTATCAACTGGTTCTGCTAAATTTGAAGAAGCAGAAAAGTATTTGGATATCCTGCATGGAAAGAGTACCTCCCTTGAGGAAGGGTTACAACCTCTCAACACTGATTTAGAGTTACTACTACAGGATGTTTACCAAAGACCAGGACTTCGTTGGAGACTTAATTGTCTTAACAAGAGCCTTGGATCGCTTAGAGCCGGCGACTTCGGATTTATTTTCGCGCGTCCAGAGACTGGAAAAACAACTTTCCTTGCATCGGAGGTTTCTAATTTCCTGTCTCAAACGGATGGAAACATCGACTGGTTCAATAACGAAGAACAAGGTCAGAAGGTTGCCCTGCGTGTTTATCAAGCCTTCTTTGGCTGCCGGCTCGAACAACTAATCGCCAATGTACGAAAGTACAAGGAGGAATTTGAAAGAGTCACTCAAGGACGTTTTAGATTCTACGATTCGGCAACAATCAATCATCGAGAGATTGAGCGAATTGTACAGAGAGACAAGCCTAGACTCGTCATATATGACCAGATTGACAAGATCAAAGGATTTGCGGCAGATCGTGAGGATCTTAGATTGGGCTCTATCTACCAATGGGCCAGAGAACTTGCGAAAAATGAGCACAGCGTTATCGGAGTGTGCCAAGCTGATGGATCCGCAGAAGGACAAAAATATCTGAACATGGATAATGTAGCTAATGCCAAGACTTCCAAGCAAGCTGAAGGCGACTGGATCTTGGGTATCGGTAAGATTCATGATATGGGTTCTGAGTATGTTCGTTACCTTAATATTTGTAAGAACAAACTCTTTGGTGACCAAGATAGCGATCCTAAGCTGAAGCATGGTCGCTTTGAAATTTTAATCGAGCCAGAGATTGCTCGCTATAAGGATATCATTAAATATGCATAATACTCGTGTTCGTCCATTCAAGTTTAAAGAACTTTATAATGATTTGAGGAATACTGGATGGGATCGTTGGAGTTGTTTTGTATTTGCAGTAGCAGTTATTGTTAGTCCCTCTGCTAAAACTGTTGAAACATATTAATCATGAAAAGATGGGAACAGGCTCTGAATGAGCTAGCAGAAGCTGCTAAAGGACAGCCTATGCATATTGATTGGGTAAACACTCAACTTAATATTGTTAAGAATTTTGTTCGGACTACAGAAATGTATTTGCGTAATCTGGAACAAGATTTTGATGAGATGGAAGTCAGAGCCGTTAAAGGTAGTTATGGAGGTTCAGACTGATCCTAGGGTATGATTGTGAAACCTCTATTATAGAGAAGGGCCATGTCCATCATCCTGATAACTTTCTTGTCAGCTATTCTTTTAGTAATGGTAGGCGAACAGGCTTTCATTATTACAAAGATCCTGACTTTCTGGATGTTGTTAGAAGTTCTCTTTCTCGCTGTACTGAGTTGGTTGGCTTCAATCTTAAGTTCGATATCCAATGGTTAATGCGAAATGGTATTGATATTCCAGACCATATCAAGATCTATGATGTTCAATTAGCAGAGCACATTATTACTGGACAAACTAGTGGAATGTCCAGCTTCAATGAAGTCCTAGAGCATTATGGTGTGCCAGTCAAGTTGGATGTTGTTAAGGGATATTGGGAACAAGGTATCTCCACTGAGAATATTCCAATCAAGATTCTAGAGGAATATAACAATGACGATGCAGAAAAACCCCTCGTGGTCAGAGAGATTCAACTCGGTTTGCTTTCTGAGAAACAATTACAACTTCTTTATCAACAGGGAATGGATCTCCTCGTTCTGGCTAGAACAGAACTCAACGGAGTTAAATTTGATCTCGAAAAAGCCAAGGTCGATCATGAGCGGTATAAAGAACTTCTTCTTCAAACCGAAAAACTTCTCAACCAATATCTTCCTGATGATTTCCCTGATTTCGTTAGCTTTAATTGGGATTCTGGAGATCAGTTATCGTGTCTACTGTATGGTGGTAGTTTAAATTATGATTACTATACGTCTGAGGAAGCTATTTACAAGTCCGGTGACAAGAAAGGTTTACCTTATGTCCGCAATCACTGGCATACTGTTACTGTTGAATTCCCTAGACGATTTGATCCTCTCCCAAAGAGCGAGGTAAAGAAAACCAAGGATGATCCAAATGCAACTACAAGATATTATCAAGTTGATGACCCAACTCTTCGCCAACTTCGAGCAAGGACTAAAGAAGGAAAACAACTCCTCTCTGCTCTGGCTGATAAAGCGAAGTATTCCAAAATCGTCGAGACTTTCGATTCAATTATCTATAAGCATCTTGAACGATACAAATGGGGAAGTTACCTACACGGCCAATACAACCAAAACGTGGCAAGGACAGGGAGATTAAGTTCTTCAAAACCAAATATGCAGAATAGTGCTGAGGAAATTGATTGTTTACTAGTGAGTAGATATGACTAAAACATGGGATGAGTGGAGAAAGTTAGGGTATTTTATTCTTAAGGGTAGTAAAGCTACTTGGGAAAATAATGTCCCTAAATTTAATGAATCACAAGTAACCACTAATATGGGATTCTCAAGAACTACTTATGGTGCTTTTCCTAGTGGAGATTTAATGCATCAAATTAAACTACAGACCCATCAATTTGGGTGGGGATTCGAGGATCTTGAACAAACCTGTGAGTGGATTGTAGATAATCCTGATGAAGAGGAAGACCATTGGATGGATGTAAGGGAGTATTAAATTCTTGTCAATGGTGATGTAAATGAATAGTGGATTTGGTGGGGCGGATAATAATAGTTTCTTAGATGAAAGAACACATGGGCTCATGGTACGAGAACAACAAAGAAGAACAGAAGAGACGGAACAGAGAAAGGTACCTGAACGATCCAGAAAAGGAAAGAAAGTATCGAAGAGATTCCTATCACAAGAACAAAAATCGTCCTAAAAAGATTATTTATCTTTTGTGGAAGGCCGCTAAACATAGAGCGACTGTAAAAGAAGTTCCATTCTCTCTTACATTAGAAGATATTGTAATTCCAGAATACTGTCCTATTCTTGGAGTGAAAATAGAAGAGCCTGGTCTTGGTAAGAGATTTACTGCTTCTATTGATAGAAAAATTCCTTCTCTTGGATATACGAAAGATAATATCCAAATCATCAGTACCTTAGCAAACCGAATGAAATGGGATGCTTCAGAAGAAGAACTAGAACTTTTCTGTAAAGGTATGTTGAAGTTTCTAGGAAAGGAGGTGGCTCTTGTTGGTTAATGGTGACGTCAAGGGCCTTTAGCTAGAGGTAGTCTGTGCAGCAGAGCTATCTAAAGATCAGATATTATGTAAAGAAATCATAGATAAGGAAGATATTCATGGAAACAATCAAAAGGCTTTCGGATTACCTAGCAGACTTATCTCCAAAATCTTTAAGTTTCGTCTTATTTATGGTGGCAGTGCCTATTCTTATGCTAACGACCCCGATTTTGCTAGTGTCGGATATTCTCAAAAGCAATGGCAGAAAGTAATTGACCAGTATTACGAAAAATATAAAGGGCTTGGAGAGTGGCATAATCAACTACTCCAAATTGTACGTGAGCGTGGCTACCTTGAAATCCCTTCTGGACGAGTATTTTTCTTCAGTCCAAAAGAATCATGGAGAGGATTGGAGTGGCCGCTTACAACTATTAAGAACTATCCAGTCCAAGGCTATGGAGCTGACCTTGTCATGCTCGCAAGAATTGAGTTGGCAAGACTCATTAAGGAGTCAGGACTTACAGCGTTACTTGTGATGACTGTTCACGACTCATTAGTCGTTGATACTCCAAAAGAAAATGTTAACGCTGTAGCAAAAATGATTACAGAAGCAGTTGACAAATGCCCTCAATTATGTTATACTAATTGGAATCATTCTTTTAGTCTTCCAATGACTTGTGAAATTTCAGTTGGAAGAAGTAAGGCAGAACTACAAGAATATAAGGTAATATAATAGGAACACCAAAATATAAAGATCCAGATTATCAAAGAAAATACTATCTTGCTAATTTGGAAAGAATAAAACTTAGAAAATCTAAGCAATATAAATATGTTGCTGATAATCACTATAAACGCATGTATGGAATCTCTTTAGAAGATTATAATAAAATGCTAAAGAATCAAAATGAAGTATGTGCTATATGTTCTAAAGTATGTATAACTGGTAGAGCATTAGCAGTAGATCACTGCCATAAAACTGGTAAAATTAGAGGTCTACTTTGTGCTCATTGTAATACAGCTTTAGGTAGATTTAATGATGATCCAGTTATGTTAGAAAAAGCAATAAAATATTTAAAGGAGGCTAATGCCCATTCTTAAATTCCTCTCCTATTCGGAAGAGAAAGTCCCTACCGCTAAGGGTAGCTATCAGAAGATGACGGTTGTCTATAAGACTGATCGTGATGAAACCAAGACCAAGACTGTTATGAGTTTCTCTAATCCCGCTGTCTATGACGCGATTAAGAAGCTTAATGCTGGTGATTCGGTTGAGGTTGCCTATGTAGAAGGTGATAAGTTCTACAATTGGGCTAGTGTTAAGGCTGTTACTGGAAGCTCTCCGGTTGTCGATCAGAAGATGGCTAGTAATACTCCTGCCAGAAATTCTACCTATGAGACTCCTGAAGAACGTGCCAAGAAGCAAGTCTATATTATCAAGCAGAGCTGTCTTGCCCAAGCAGTTGCATCCTATGGATCTCCTACTGGCCCGGAAGATATTCCTAAGATTTTAGCTCGTGCAGATCAAATGGTTGAGTGGGTGCTTGATGATGGTAAGGATATCTTTAAGGAATCTAATGATCTTTAATCATGGGGTACAAGCCTAATAATAGACCCAGGAATGATTGGGTTCGAGTAAGTAACTGTCCTGGTGGTAAGGGAACCAAGCCAGGTAATAAATATAATTTCAGTTCTTATCTGAAAAAGGTTGGTGACTTTGTAGTCACGCATCGAATGCCACATGCTGATATGTTAAAGGTGTTCTATGCTGCTCATATTTGGGCCTATAGGCATCACTGTAGAATCGAAACTGAAAGATATTTCTATCCGAATGACGAAGTAGAGCTTCGCATTGAGATTATTTCTAATCATCGTGGAGACTACGATAAACGCAATTCTAGACGCAGATAGCTTTGTATTCAGGGCCGCAGCAACGGCCGATAGTAAGGGCGAAGATTTGTTCCAGGCAGCGGCAAGAGTGGATTATATGATTAATACTGCTCTTAATGAAACAGAAGCCAAGGAATATATTCTTTTCCTTACTGGTAAGGATAACTTCCGATGCCAAGTCTTTCCTGAGTATAAAGCCTTTCGTAAAGATAAGCCTCGCCCCAAATGGGAACAGGCATTAAAGAATCATTTAAAGGATCAGTGGGATGCACAAATTGTCAACGGCATGGAAGCAGACGATGCATGTGGTATCGCACAATATGGATCGCCTAAAGACAAAACCATTCTTATTCATCATGATAAGGATCTTAATCAGTTAGCAGGCTGGCACTATAACTTTGTTAAGAAAGAAAAATATTATGTTGATGAGGAAATGGGTATTACTTGGTTCCTTACTCAGTTGCTTATGGGCGATCGTACCGACGGGATCCCAGGGATCGATGGGATCGGGCCGGTCAAGGCAGCGAAGCTTTTATCTGGCAAGACCAGACAAGAACAAGTTGAAGCAATCCTGAATTTATATGGGTCTGAAGAAGAGATGGAAATGAATGCCAAGTGCGTGTTTATTTGGCGCAAAGAAAACGACTATTGGAAAGATCATGTCCTTAGCTGAAATCCAAGCCTATCCTAGAATTCAAAAGATGTGTAGAACTGGTAGCAGAGAGATTTGTAATCCTGCTCCTACAGACACTGATGAAGATTGGTTAGTTCTAATTAATCCTGAAGATGAGGAACATTTTATGGGTTGGTTTGAAATTGGTAATAGAGATGATGGTGCTCATATTGATGATATGAACCAGTGGTGGGAACTAGGGGGCTCTCATGTTGTAGGACGTGAGTCTGAATTTAAATCTTTCCGAAAGGGGGAGTTTAATATTATTATGACCAGTGATCCTCTCTTCTATAAGTATTTCGAAGCAGCTACTTCTGTAGCTAAGAAACTTAATCTTCTTAATAAGGATGACAGAATCATGCTGTTTAATGCAGTGATGAATGGAACTAAATATGAAGAACCGCAGCAGCAAGCTGTGTTTATGATTGAGGAGCAGCCTTTCTGAAGCCACAAAGTGCAAAGCAAAAAGGAAGAAAAGCCCAACAGCATGTTAGAGATCAACTGCTTGGAGTTTTTAATAAACTGGAACCAGACGATGTTAAGTCTACATCGATGGGCGCTTCAGGAGAAGATATTCAACTCTCCCCTGCCGCAAGAAAGTTTATTCCCTATCAAATCGAAGTAAAGAATAAAGCTACCTCTCAGATTCATACTTACTACGCACAAGCCAAGACGCATGGTAAATGGGAACCAGTAGTTATCGTACATAAAGATAGAGATATCTACTTGGCAACTATTTCTCTAGATCATTTTCTAGAGCTTATCAAGGAAAAGAATAATAATGAAAGTGCTTGAAATCCTGGTTGAAAAGGATGATGGAGGAATTGAAGTTCGTACTGAGTTCTCCGCTAAAGAAATTCAACATCTATTGCAGTTTGCGGTGAATATGTCTGCTACTGTTGGGCTTAATGCTTATAATAAGGCAGTTGCAGAACAAGATATGCAACAGGAGCTTAACGATTGAAGATTGCAGTAATTCCCGATTGTCAAGTTCGTCCCGGCGACGATACCAGATTCCTAACTAATATTGGTAGATACTTAGAAGAGAAAGAACCTGATGTTATCGTTAACATTGGTGATTTTGCGGATATGCCTAGCTTATCTTCTTACGATGTCGGTAAAAAGTCGTTTGAAGGAAGACGATATCGTGCTGACGTGGAAGCAGCAAAGAATGCTATGGCAGCACTTCTGGCTCCAATTAAAGAACGTCGTAAACGAGATATCGAAGGCCATCGATATCGGTACAATCCAAGGCTTGTCCTCACTTTGGGAAACCATGAGGAACGCATCTTACGCGCAGTCAATAACGACGCTAAACTTGATGGAACAATTGGAATTGGAGACTTAGGATATGAAGATGATTGGGAAGTCTATCCATTCCTTCAACCAGTGGTTATCGAAGGGGTTGCTTTCTGTCACTTCTTTGTTACAGGAGTTGCTGGCCGTCCTTCCAGTTCGGCACAAGCACAACTCAATAAGCAGCACATGTCCTGTGTTGCTGGTCATCAACAAGGTTTACAGATTGCAACTGGCCATCGTGCTAACGGTGATCGCCTTACCTCTATTATTGCTGGTAGTTGTTATGAGCATGATGAAGATTATCTTGGATACCAAGGAAACAAGCATTGGAGAGGAATCCTGATGCTGCATGCCGTAAATAATGGATCATTTGATTTAATGCCAGTTTCATTAGAGTATTTAAATAACAGATATAAATGAAACAATGTGGAAACTGTAATAAAGCTCTTGGATGTTTTAATGACAATCCAGAACTTATTCAAAAAGCTATTGATTACTTAGAAAGAGTAAATGACTGAAGATCCGTTCAAGATCCAAGTGGGTGGTAACCATTACGCCCACTTTGCTATCCAACCTGGTGAATTTATTTCCAAGAATAACCTTAGATGGTATGAAGGTAATATTATTAAATACGTTACCAGAAGCCGATTCAAGGGACAAATGTTGGAAGATCTGAAGAAAGCTAGACATTATCTAGATATGGCTATTGCCGAAGAAGAAGGAAGAAATGCTAAAGACTGAAGAATGTTGGATTGAAACTGCTTCTGGAAAGCACTTCAATTATTTTGATACCAAACCAGAAGATATCGACATTAATGATATTGCTCATGCTTTAGGCATGGCTTGCCGATTTTCTGGACACGTAAGCCACTTTTATTCTGTGGCCGAGCATAGCGTTCATTGTTCTTATATCGTTCCAAAGGAAGATGCACTTGCAGCACTACTCCATGACAGCAGCGAAGCATATATCTCGGATATTGCAAAGCCCATCAAAGAATATATGGGAAACTACCTCACCATTGAGGACAATATTATGCAGTCTATTGCTAATCGATTTAATTTTGTTTATCCTTTACCTAAATCGGTAAAAGAAGCTGATGTAATTCAGCTTTCTACAGAAGCCCATCATCTTCTCCCCACTAGAGGAGATACTTGGAGTATGTGGGAATATGTAAAGAGACCTGAAATTAAGAATGGGATTGCTCCCCTATGCCTTTCTCCAGAACAGGCAAAGCAATACTTCCTTGATCGGTTTAATGAACTTATTTAATGCATGAGCTATTAGAGAAACTCCGTAATCTTGATGAGATTACTCTATTGGAGTTGTTAGGTATTACATCAGATGATCTGGTTGATAATTTCCTTGATCGTATTGATGAGAATTTTGAGTATTTGTGTAAAGAGTTGGATTTTGACAGCAAAGAAGAACAAGACCGATGATTCTGGCCTGAGTCGGAATCATGGTGAGAGTGTTAAGTATAAAATTAGAAAACAAGAGGAGATCGAAGCTGATGAATTGGTTAAAGAATATCTGGAACAAAATCAAGAGTTATTTCCAGAGCAAAGAAAAGACGATTGAGGATACGGTTAAGTCAGACGTGGATTCTATCAAGACTGTTGTTGAGAATGATGTTGAGGCAGTTGAAGACACTGCTGCTAAGGTTGTTACTGAGATTGAACAAGGGGTCTAATTGATTGTCCAACGATTTAAAACAGATTTTGCCGAACGAATTTTTCGACACAAGTACGCCCAAGGACCAAACGATTCTTGGGACGCTCTCGCTGAACGACTCGTTGCTGATGTTTGCGGACCGCGAAGACCTGGAGAAGCTTGGTTTATGTCAGATGGAGATCGGAAGGATCTTGTCGAAGACATTAAGCAAATGCGATTCATCCCTGGGGGTCGTTATTTATACTATGCGGGACGACCCTACAAAGCGTACAATAACTGCTACTTACTGCGTGCAGAAGAAGACACAAGAGAAGAATGGAGTGCAGTAACCTGGAGAGCAATGTCATGCCTGATGACAGGTGGTGGAATTGGCATTGATTACTCCAGACTACGGCCTGCTGGCAAGCCTCTATCTCGAACTGGAGGAATCGCAAGCGGCCCTATCCCGCTCATGTATGCTATTAATGAAATTGGCAGAAACGTCATGCAAGGTGGAAGCAGGCGCTCAGCGATCTATGCATCACTCAATTGGCAACATGAGGACATTACTGAATTCCTTAGAGCGAAGAATTGGTCAGCTACCATAAAGCAACTGAAGGAACAGGATTTCAATTTTCCTGCTCCTTTGGATATGACCAATATCTCTGTCAACTATGATAATACAACCGGTGATCTCAATCAGAATAAGTCTTCCTCGAAAACTGTAGGCAGGCTATGGAAACTGGAGAACCTGGTTTCTCCTTTAATTTTGGATCTAAACAGAATGAAACTCTTCGCAATGCCTGTACTGAAGTCACTTCCGAAGATGATTCTGACGTGTGCAACCTCGGTAGCATTAACCTTGGAAATATTGCTTCTTGAGGATTTCGCAGGGGTTGTCAACCGAGCAAGTAAGTTTCTTGTATGTGGGACTCTTCGTGCTGATCTTCCTTATGAGAAGGTTTATCGAGTGCGAGAGAAAAACCGAAGACTTGGCCTCAGGCTTATGGGAGTGTCTGAGTGGTTAATGCAAAGAGGCTATGATTATGAGGTAAACAATGAACTCAAGAAATGGCTTGATGTATACGCCAACGAATCCGAACGTTCAGCTAATGAGCACTGTGATCGATTCTATATCAGCCGTCCAGTCGCATATAGAGCAATTGCTCCTACCGGGACCATTGGTATCCTTGCCAGTACCACGACAGGAATTGAACCTTTGTTCGCGGTTGCTTACAAGCGTCGTTACCTCACTGATGGAACGAAGTGGAAATACCAATACGTTGTTGACGCAACAGCAGATCGACTCATTAAAGAATATGGAGTTGATCCTGAAAAAATTAGAACAGCATACTCTTTAAGTTCTGATTACGAGCGTAGAATTAAATTTCAAGCAGATACCCAGGATTATGTAGATATGAGTATTTCTTCTACTATTAATCTTCCTTCTTGGGGTTCTAAAAATAATAATGAATCTAAGGTTTCTGAATTTGCAGAAACATTAGCTAAATATGCTCCTAGACTCAGAGGATTTACAGCCTATCCAGATGGATCTCGTGGCGGCCAGCCAATTACTGAGGTTCCATACTCAGAAGCAGTTGGTAAAACTGGAGTAGAGTATTCAGAAGTTGATATTTGTGAGTGGACTGGCCATGGTGGATCTTGCGGCGTCTAACATAGCTTGGGCTGCTGGTTTAATAGAAGGAGAAGGATGTTTCACAATCCATTCAGGGCATCCTTATTTCCTGATTGATATGTGTGATAAAGATGTATTAGAGAAATTTCAAAAAATCTTTCCTAATAGTACCTTTAGAGGCCCATATATTGATGTTAAAAATCCACAATATAAACCTAGATATAGAGTAGATGCTTTTGGTCCAAAATGTGTTGAGATTATGGAAGCTATTTATCCTTATATGGGTTTACGTAGACAATTAAAAATAGAAGAATTAAGGAAATTAAATAACAACAATCGCCTGTAACCTAAAGTCTATGGCCTCAGATCACCAGTATAACCATGCTGGTGGTCTAGTCTTCAAAGGCAACCATAAGATGTTAGTGTTAGAAAAAGAAGTAGCTGATGCTCTGTTTGGAGCTAAGAAAGCTATCGTAGGTTATGCAGGATCTGCTGATTCTATCGGTGCTGTATTCCACTGGCTATCTAATCCTATTGATAAGCCACCTAGAACTAGAAATACAGAGTTAATTGTATTAACTTCTAATAAAGAGATTTATACTTCATATAATCTAAGTGGATGGGTCTTCGTTGACAAACCTTATTATAGTATTGGTAGTGGTTCTATGTTTGCTTTGGGTGCTCTGGCTAGTGGGAAGAGTCCTGAGCGAGCGGTAGAAGTTGCTAATGAACATGATCCCTCTAGTGGATTTGGTGTTACTCAGATTAAACTTTAAGTAAAAAAAAAGCCTCCTTGGATGTTGAGTCCTAGGAGGCTTTTTCATTTATACGATTACTATTCCGTTAGGAAACGTCAGGAGTCGTTAGACGACGACTTTAGTAGCTTTCTCTAAATAGGCTTGCCTAGAAGCAAGTCCATTAGTTCCACCATTAATACGTTTAGTCAAACCAATAAAATCATCTTTATCACAATATGAATTTAGGTTATTGTTATCCCAAAACCATCCAGCAGATAGAGTTGCTGGAGAATACTCCGAAAGTAGCTGAGGTTGATCTAGCAGCGGAAGGTCGAGTGCAAGTCCGCACAATGCATAATTGCTACGTCCGGTTATCTGGATCAGACCTCTGCCTTTATAGCGAACACCGTCTCCTGATTGGATATTTCCCAGATCTTTTCGTCCTTCGTAGGCCGCCCCAGAAGCAATTTCTTCTGTGTATCTTAACTCCGCACTTTCATGTCCAACTTGAGCCAGGAACATACGAATTCTTGGCAAGGTATCAATTGAGTATTGATCCAGACAATTCTGTAAGAGAGGTAGATATATGGCAATGCGAAAATCAGGACAATTGGGGTAAATATATCTAAGCTGTTCTTTAGTGAGTTGCACTCTGAAGTCTCCTAAGTTTCTCTAGGTTGTTGATAGTCTGTGCTCTAATAGCCATTCTCTCTTCAGGAGTAGCTCCATGAGCCAGGGCTGCTTCATCAACCATTTTGGTAAACCTATCAGTATCAGGTACAAGTCTCAGAGCAGCAGTAGCCAACTTACCAGCAGCTTCCGCATTCCCATCGACACCCTTTGTAAGAGCTTTATTCATGAGATTAGTGAAAGCTTCTACAGTCCTAGCCTGCTCAGTATTATTGATATACCGCAGTTGCTTAGTCTTATATTCATCTTGTGAATAAAAACCTAAACTACGTTTCGCTTCTTCGTCAGAAGTTCTCTTATAGTCTGTGGAAATATCATTGATATTACTGGCCTTACGGTAGGCCATTCTACCATTCAGATCCCTACCATCAGGAGTATTAGGATTCTTATTCTTGAACGAGTCAAGTTTAGTTTCCATTTGTCCTTTAAGAGTAGAGCCCATGTTAGCATGGACAGCCTGTAAAGCATGACGTTCAGTAGGATCTGCAACCCAATCAAGGGCAGTAGATGCTTCCTTCAATTCCTGGATAGGAACAGCAATATCACCTAACGGATTTTCAGGATTGGTAATTTGAGTATTGAACCTGGAACCAATATTGGTTCCTGTAAGATCAGACAATGCTCCCATAGAAGCAACTGTAGGAAGATCTCTCAGAAGAGTACCCTTAACTCCTAAATCATCATGGTAGTATTGAGGGAACTTGGAAGCCATAATATTCTTAAAGATATTATAGAATCCATCCATTTCATTCACTCCAGGAAGAGATAAAGCCCCACCCATCAAGAAAGAAAGTCCCACAAAGGCGGCTAACGGAGCGGCATTTCCTCTCTTAGCATGACCAGCATACTCTGCCATCTGATTATAGTAGTTAAACAGATAGGACTTGAAAACATATCCAAGCTGACCAGTAGCACCAAACTTATCAACAATGAGAGGCTTATCCAGTCTTCTCATAGAAGTAAGAGAGTCATTGGTCATTCTCTCAGCCATTTGGAATGCTTCTGCTTCAGTAAACTTACCAGAATCCATGATATGATGAGCAAAGCTCACAAACGTGGAATATCTAGTCAGTTTCTCAGGAGCAGTAATGGTAGCACCAACTGTTTTCTTCAGAGCCTGAGCAACAGCATGGCCATGAATATCACCAGTCTCATCGAGAACAGTTTTATCCAAAATACCATTCTGTTCAGCATATTGAAGCATCCGCTTACCAATATCCGAAATAGGAATATCAATATTCTTACCAGTAAGGCTACTAGCCATATGGCGTGCTAAACCAGCCCCGATATCACCCATACTCTTAATAATAGTATTAAGGGGATTGTGGTTGATACCTTGCTCTGTAAGCATCATGTGCCGAGGAATAGAAAGAGCAGCCTGAATAGGAGTAGTAATTATATAAGGAATATTGACTCCAAGCATGGTAAGATAAGTACCAGTCTTCAAGTCGCTAACACCCTTGTAAAGATTGCCTCTGGAAATACCTTGAGCAACCTTTACCTTACCATCTACTATTCCAACCTTGGGCCAATTTCTAGCCCATTCTCTTTCCAGACGATCTAGAACATTAGAGCTTATTCCAAGTTCACGCTGAACAACAGCCTTAGCATACTCCATAATATCAGGTTGGTGTTTAACCAGATCCTCATTCTTCATGATAGGTTCAATCTGATGTAAAGCTTCTTGGAAGTTATTCCAATGGTTGGCATCTCTCATATACTTCAACTGAGAGTTGAAGAAGGCACGAGCATTTTCCTTATCAGATAACCAGGGCTTATCACCTTCAAAACCAGGAACATTCATCTTATCAATAAGACGCTGGTCAAAGCCACGAGAGCTAAAACCCTTCTCTTCTTGATACTTGGAAATAGAGTCCTGGATAAGAGCAATAGTAGGATCTTTGTCATCAAAGAACTTTAGCATATTCTGGTAAGCACCAAGAATATCTCTAGGAACATTCACACCTTTGAAGTCAGGAGCATAACTGATCTGAGATTTAGTCCAATCAATATCATCACGCAGCTTTCTAAAGTAAGCCTCAGCCTTGAGAGCATGAAGTTTAGATTCAGAAGCAACGTGACCAATTAATTGACCAGACTTGGTGAAGAAACTCTGATGATAATCTCCCTGACGAATAGAAGCATGGTAAGCTTCTTCCCGAGTGGGGATCTCCTTACCCATGGATTGAGCACGAGCCACAGTCTGATTGTAGATCCTATCAAACTCATCACGCATGGCCTTATAAGCATCCTGGGCTTTCTGAGACATATGACTGACGTCTTGTCTCATATTAGTCCTTTGTTCATTTACCATGTGCTTAGAGAGTTCAATCTGTTCAGCATCAGAAAGCTTCTTGACTTTACCCTGAATAGGATTAATCCTTTCATGGTTATCCAGATGAGTTCTCTTATCTGCCCATTGTAACCAAGAACCAACTCCACGCAGTGCATTGGAATTAACTCCAGGTTTCTCAGCAGTATGAAGAGGTCCGGATTGAAAGCTCTTCCAGATAGAAGTATTCTTCTGTCCTTCAGCCACAGCCTTATCAGCAAACTTTTGGCCGGGATCTGGCTTATAGACCATATCCTCACCAGAAACTCTTGCCATATGATCTTCCGGAAGCATTCCTATGATCGACCTGACAGGTTTAGCTCCAAGTTCATAGAAAGAATGTACGGCCTTTCTAACAAGATCCGCAGCAGCATCAGCTAGGTGAGCATCAATAACACCACCCTGGGATCCTTTACCTCTCATAGCTCTGGCTAGTTCCACATTAAACTTATCAGAGATAGTTCCAATATCCTTGGGGACAAGAGAAAGTTCTCCGAAGTCTTTCATAGGTTCTCTAGCAGGACCAATATCAGTCAGATCCCTAGAATTAAAGATGTTAGCGATCTTTTCTCCACGAGGAGACGTAAAGGTAATAGCATCAAAGCCACTCTTCTTCAGATAAGCATTAGCAGCAGCCTTGCTACCAAGTTTCTCAACTAAAGTTTTGTAAACCTTGTCTCCACTTTGCTTAATTCCATTACCCCAGTCACGGGTAGTATTGAAATCAAACGGTTGGCTGAAAGGCTCATGAACCTCATAAGCTCTTCCCTTTGGACCACCATACACTCCAGCAAGATCACGATCCTGAGTAATGTACTGACCAGGACCAGCATGTTGAAGTTCAGCATTCTTTCTAGCAGCTTGTTCTTCTAAGGAATAGGATTTAGCTCTACCATGTTCCGGAGAACCAGTAAACCATTTCTTGATGCCTTGTACAGCATCATTCAGAACATCACCACCAATAGAACCTCTTTGAGAATTCTTGTAAGTTCTCGGAGAAGTTTCTAAAGAACCAGCACCAAAATGTTCATCGGGGCCAAGTTTAGGACCATTCGCTTCTTGAATAGCATTACCGAGATCATTTCTAGCAGGTTCATCCTGCCTCATGTAACGGTTAATATAGTCAGGAGCAACAGTAGACTCAGGTAGACCTTGACGAACAGGCATACCGTTTTCATCTTTAATCCAGTCATTGCCTCTAGGAACTCTAAGCATAGGCTCCCCATTAGAAAGCCTATTAGCATCACGAGGAATAACCCCATCCGGCGGAACGTTTTCATAAGTGATTCCTTCCGTAGACCTAGACAAAGCATCCATGGTTCTAGGATCACCAGCAGTGCCTTGTTCATTCACATGAATAGGTTGTTGATTAGCAGTTTGTTTTGCTCTTTCCTCTCGAACCATTTCCATAGCTCTTTCACGCCAGAAAGCAGCTTCCGCAGCCTTCCCTGCATCCTCTGCATCAAGAGCCCTACGAAGAGCAACTTGCGGAGTAATCTCAGGAATCTGAGACATAGGTTCTTTAGAGACATGATTTTCAGCACCACCAAACATATCCATCTGACCTAATTGGTTAGAAACATGATTGGCAATATCCTGAACAGAATTACTTAAAGGAAGTTCATTTTGAGCCTCTGTCGGAATACGAGCAGTAGGATCATAAGGTAACGGAGCAGCACCTTGATTGTTATTAAACAAGTCACCTTGGTTAGTAACTGCATTACGTTGGGCTGCAATATCCTCTACACTATTAGTGAACGGAAGTTCATCCTGACTTGTATAATCCTTCCAGGGGCCTTCAGGAATAGTAGGCTTGGGAGGAATAGGCTTAATAGGTTCTTCTCTTAAAGCCCTAGGAGCCTCTTCAAAATGCCCATGTCCAATCTGACCAGGATCCATAACGTTCATAACATTATTAATGTTCTGCTCGTAGGCAGCTTGTTGAGCTGTCTTATTAGGATCATTCTCTTGAGATTGAGCAATTCTACGGCTTAGATAATTAGGGCCAGTAAAATCCTCAATAAGACTATTAACAGGAGCCACCAATCCACTAATGAATTGCTGAGAGGCCGCGCCAGCGGCTTTATCGGCATCTTTGATCTTCTGCCAGATACTAGAGTTTTCATCACCCGATTGCATAACCGGACCAGGAAGAGCATCCTTCAAAAACGAAGAAGGAGTAGTAGCTAAATCATCTGCCTTCCAAGGAACACCAGCAGGCAAGCTTGCCTTTTTAGGTATGGTGGCATAATCGTCCCAGGGACCACTACTGGCCTGTGTCTGCGGTTTATAGTCGTCCCAAGGTCCACTCATTATTGTTTTCTCCAGCTAGAAGGATTGGATGGATCACCACCCAGGTAAACATATTTATCAGTACCATGCATTGTCACTGTTCCAACCTTCGGAGGAGGTTTAACTCCAGGATTAACCGCTTGTAACGGTTGAGGTTGTGTAGGAACTGGTTGTTGAGGAGCCTGCGGTGCAGGTTGATTAGAAGTATCAAGTCTAGGAACCTGCGGAGCAACAGCAGCAGCAGGAACAACAGGAGTCATACCAAGGGAAGAAATATCCGGAGACTTAGAAAGTGCTGTATAAGCAGCAGCGGCCTTAGAATCTCTATCAGAAGCTCTAGCCAAGTCAGACATTTGTCGGGCTTTTTGAGCACCGGTCATATCACCTTGATCTTCAAGTTGAGCCGCTTTCATAGCCCATGCACCAGATTGCTGTTGGAAGTTTCCACTAAAGCCCTTATACATGAGATAATCAACTGTATTCTTAGCGTACTTGCCTTCACCAGCTTCTTGCTTATCAAGAGAAAGTCTACCTTGATTCTCGATATTAGCAACACCAGCAGCATTAGCACCTTGCTGTTGAATTTCACGCATCTTGGCTCTAACTTCAGGAAGATTATCCAGAACTAACATAGCATCCCGACGCTTTTGAAAATCAGGAGATCCATCAGGAAGTTTGGCAAAAAGATCAGTAGTAGCCTGAGCTTCATGCTGTTTCAATTGATCTTCAGTCATGCCAGTAGCAAGCTTGGTAATAGCAGCATCCCGTTTTTGAGTCATCGGAATCATGGAGTCCACTTGATCGCTTCTAACTTTCATATTAGAATCGGCTTGGATACCAGGAGTCTGTGCCTGAGCAACTCCAGTTAATGCATTAGTATGAGCTACATCTGCACCAGCCTGTTGAAGCTTAAATGGCTGCATTTGATCTGCAAATGTATAGTCTTGTTGAGCCTGTTGCAGATTTTGATTTTGATTTGCAGTAGCTTGGTCCTGTCTCTGCATCCCATATAGAGTATTGTAGAGACTGTCCGGACCAAACATCTGAGTCAGATCAGGCTGATTAACTTGTAATTGCATTTAGCCTCCGTACAGTTGATCCGGGAGGGTAGCATTTACATCCGGAGCAGCATTATAAGTATCAAGTTGGTTTGTAGGAGTCATAGGAATTTGTGGGCTATATCCAGTAGGTTGTGCATTAGCACCAGAACCATAACCTTGGAGATAGCTACCAAAGCCATTCAAAGCACCAGAATTACGAGCCATACCAAACATACCAGCAAGTTGACCAAAGCGGTTCTGACGTTGTTGAGCGTACAGATTAGCTAAGGTAGGAGCATTCCTAGAATTGGCTTCTGCAAGAGCAGCTTGAAGCTGAACAGCACGAGTACCATATTGACTTCTACGACCGCCAGCAGCATCTTGCCTATCCAGAGCCTGTTGCATCTGTTGTGCATAAGCACTATTAGGCCCATACATACCAGACAGATTATCAATCTGACCTTGGATACCAGCAGCATTTCTACGAGCCATATAGAGATTGCCTAAACCAGCAGCTAAGTTTTCCCAATTGGTTCCACCAGATTGTCCAGGTGTAGAGTTACTTCCGCTGGAAGAATTTAGATAATTACCGATGCCTTGACCAGCATCCTTGGCAAGACCTCCAAGAGCCCCAACGAAAGCTCCATATCCTGTATTTTGATCGTCCATACGTGCTCTCAAGCCCCCTGTAATTGCTCCATTAATTGGATTTTTATAATTAGGATCATCGACTCCAGCTAAACCAGCATAGTCCAAATTAGAACCAACACCAGCATGAAGACCCCCTTGGAAAGCTCCCTTCCAGGGATTTTGATTATTATCTAGAGCATTAGCTGCTCCTTGTCCAGCACCAACGGCAGTATTACTGACTGCTCTAGCTGCTGAGGGTCCTCCTGCTCCAGATCCAGCAACCCAACCTGGAATTTGAGCAGCATCATAACCAGCCTGGGAGCTACCAGTTCCAGCCGCTGCATTACCAGCGAGTTCAGCTTGTACATCAAGAGCACTAGATCCAGCGGATCCTTCTGCTCCAGCACCTGAAGTAGCTCCACCATAAGCAGAACCAACTGCTCCACCAAGATAGCTACCAGCATTGTAACCAGCAATCATCTGAGCAAGAGAGCTAAGATATCCGTGGTCTTCTACGTTAACTCCACGATTAGCAGAGTTTTGCATATCTTGTTTGGTTTCCCCACCCCATTGATTCAGGAATGGAGTATTATTCTGATTAGTAGCAGCATTCCAAACTTTGGTAGAAAAAGGATCTGCCCCGGAATAAAAGACCTGGCCTGGATTAGATTTAAAATGATTACCCAGATTTCTTAATTCATCTAGATTAGCATTACCTACATCAGACACCCAATTTTCAGCGGTATTACTAGAGGTATCATTCCAGTTATTAAGCCAATCAGGCTCTACACCAAGACCATTATTACCTAATACGTCCTGAGCAGGATTGAAAGCAGAAGTAAATAGATTATCATTATTACCACCAGTAACCGCAGCACCTACTGGATCAAATAAAGAACTTAAAAAACTCATATTAATCCTTTAAGGAGGGGTAATTCCAAGGTCAGTAAGAACAATAGCACCGGCAGAACTAATTGTTACTCTCCAATAATGTCCAGTTGTCGGAGCTAATAAGACTAATCCTTTAGCATTATTATTGACAATCAGATCATCAGTAGTAAAGGCTCCTTTAGTAATTCTGGAACCACTGTTTAAACCAGCATATCCATTAGCAGCATCTTTACCAGAAATGTTCTGACCATCTGTAATACCATATCCAGCTAATGTAGTAGGTTTTCCAGTAATAGCTGAGAAAGGAAATCCTTTTGCAAAGCCATTAACTAAAGTTCTAAGTTTCTCAATCCAGTCATTCCAGAAATTACTTCCTGGAACAACTGAAGTGGGAAGAGGAGGAATTAATGAAGTAGCCATTAGAACTTAACCCTCCAGTGAACAGTCTGAGTAGTACCGGCAGTGAGAACACCACCTGTCCATTTCTTAATAGCAACTGTAAAAGTAGAAGCTGCCACAGAAGTAACAGAAATAATTTCTCCTGCTACAATACCAGTACAAGTGATTGCTTTTGGAGTAAAATTGGTGAAGTTAGCATTGAAGTTAATTGTTCCACCATCAGCAACGTTAGTAATACCTACTTGTTCGGCTGCACCAATCTGATTAGTAATAGTTGTAGCAGCGCCAGCATTATTAACGTTAGCGGCAGTCATACCCACGAAAGTTTGATTACCAAGAGAAAGAGTGGTAATCGTACCTCCAGCAAAATAAATAGCTGTATTGAAGGCAGGACTTGCCCGTTCATCAATAAACGAATTATCTGCAATTACCAACGTTTTAATCGTTCCAGTAGCATTGACATAAATACCATGGGGAGGATTAGAAAGATTGGTATCAGGAGTAAGTTCAATAAACTTATTTCTAGAGAACTCTGTAAATCCATGGGTATTGGCAGAATTTCCAATAAAGAAAATACCATCCACACCACCTCTTACAAAATTATCACTTACAATAATACCAGAGCAGGGATTAGATGCTGTGGTACTAGTATCAAATCTAAAGAATTGAGTAAGTAGAGAAGTGCTAGCTCTATTATCAGCAACATTGTTAGTTACTGTAATATTATTAATAGCACCTTGTGCTGTAGCAATCTGTCCTTGATAAGCAATATTTGCTTTGTATGTGGGG